TTGATCTCTAGGATCTGGAAGCCCATATGCTGCAAAATCTGTACCATCTGTAGCCATTCACTCTTATCCAATCTGCTCACCTACTAGCAAAGCACGTGTGGCATCTGCCCCGTGTGCTAGGTAGTAGTCGTTGATGTCCATACCTGGTGGTAGTGTAACAATAACTGAGTTCATTACCTCGTTAGCAACACGCTTGGCAAACTCAGCTCCAGGGTTGGACCCATCTTCTTTGATGTCATTGTCACCAACAACGTAGATAGTTTCGTAACCATTAAATAGTTTTGGAAAGTGTGGCTTCCAAGCAGCAACACCTGGCACACCCACTGCTGGGATACCAAGCACACCGCTAGTTACAACTGCATCTAACTCACCTTCGCACACCACGATATGTGGTGAGTCAATGGTGATGTCGCATACGTTATACAGATGTGCCTTCTGCCCTGTCGGGCTACCATACTTAGGCTTGCCATCATCTATGCGCCTGAACTTAAAGCCTACGCAACTACCACTGGCAGTGATATATGGAATAGACAGCCAACCAACGTGCATCTCGTGTCCATTGTGTGGCTCATAAACTGTACCTAGTTGGAACTTAGCTGCAACTAATTCAGATATCCCACGTTCTGCTAGCACGTCTAGCACCTCTGGACTTATTGCCTGTGCGTATCGCTGCGCCGCTTCCAGCAGCAATTTCGACTGCACGTTTGAGGCCATCTATAAACTCCAAGTTCTCTAGGATGCAGACTATGTTGACTGCATTGCCACCTTTACCACAAGTCTGACAGTAGTAAAGGTTGGTATCTACATTCATCGAGGCAGATCTATGTGAGTCATTGTGCATCAAGCACCTGACTCTTATCTCACCGGTGCCACCTCGTACTTCACCGCCGAAGAAACTTACAATTGGTTCTATTGGGATTGTGTTTGCTTGGATGCGGTTACTCTTGTGTGACCTGGCCCAGTCTTGTGTTGACATACGCACCCCTTGTAGTCGCACTTGCTATGCCACGCAGTGGCACGCTTGATGTGGTTAGCTCTGTTCTCTTGTCCACCTTTAAGACAGTTCTGGCAGATCATCTTCATCCTCTTCCTCAGTAATTGAATCTTCAACTACCTCTTCTACAGCTGGCGCTTGCCATAGTTCTGTTGTTGTTATTTCTCCACCTGGTACTGGCATTACTGTTTCTCCTCTGCGATTACCCAATATATTCTAATCATTCGATTAAAGATATGTATGACAAATGAAGGACCAAACCAAGTTTTATCATTGGCTAGGTTCCACGTTTTCTTGCTTACATAAAGACCAATGCCTAAAAGAAAAGGACTTCTTTCAATCCTAAATTTAATCATTGCTTCTCCTTTAGCCATTGAGTTAAGTCTTGGATTACCCAAGCCTGATCTATTGAAGCGTTGCGACGCTTAACTACAACATAAGAAAGAGGCACTTCCCCTAAACCTCTAGCCTTTGCGTAGTTAAGCGCCTCAACTTGCGCTTCTCTCCAGAACTCCGGCAGGGTAAGCGTCTGCCTGTTCTTGAGTTCAAGGATATAGGTTTCTCCAGATATGATAACAACCATATCTCCCTCATCCTTTGCCCCAGCCTTAGTCAGACGTTCTGCCATAGCTCCCGCATTGCGTAGCCACTTCATAACATCTGTCTCAAACTGAGAACCCTTGCGTCCGTTCTTATTCGCCATCTAGTGCAACCTTGTTGACTGCATAGACCTGTACGCCATCTTCTTCTTTGACTTCAACAATACCTGCTTGGATAAGTAGCGATGCGAATGCAGCAAAGTCCTTCTCCAGTTTCTGAATGCGGTTCTTTACATACTGCATCTCTGTATTAGCCAACGTTGTACCCTCCCTGGTATCCAGCCATAGCATCTCTCCTTAACATCCAACCAAACTCATCTTGGTCACCGATCTGACACGCTGCATAGTTTACTAGCAACTGTGCATAATCGGAAGCATCTGCTGTGTGTGGCCCAAAGCGGTTCTTCACAGCAGCTACTGCCAAAGTGTTTTGGTTTGGGTCATAGCCCAGTGTAAGTATCAGTGCAGGTAACTGACTGACCTTACCGTGGATAGACCTACGTGCAGGTGGCTTGGTAGTTGACCCGTACTCTGATTGCTCAGAGACGTGGTGCAATACCATTACACAGGCTTCAGTCTTACGTGCCATATCGTGCAACTCCATCATAATTGCACGCAGTCCTGACCATTCATTGTCTGTCTCTGCTGCCACGTTCATTAGATTATCAATGATGATAAGTTCAGGTGCTTCGCCGTAGAGTTCTACGTAAGCCCTAATCTCCAACTCAAGGTCATCTATTGAAGGTGATGAATCAAAGACCCACTTGATGTGGTCAATCTTCTGGAAGTGATGGTCGTAGTGGTGGCTATCGCTAGCCAAGTTAGCCTCAACAGTTATCTGTGAGTGGCCTGATGTATGCGAAGCTGCTCGCATCATCACAGTAGTAGTGTCAGTATCAGCTGAGAAGAACAACGTAGGCACCTTTGCTTTGATTGCATAGATCAATGCGAACATTGACTTACCAGCATTAGGTGCTGCTGCAACCATACACACTTGCCCACGTCTGAACTTAATCTGCTTGGTTGCCAGACCAACCCATACGTCGGGTAGTGGTGTTGCTTTGGTAAGCACGCCACCCCACGCACGGGATAGATTAAGCACTCTGTTCCTCCTCGTTAATTCTGATACCTCTTGAGCGCCTGATGTGTCGTCTATCCATATCAGTTAGACCGCCCCATATACCGAAGCGTTCTCTATAGATACCCCACTCAGCGCATTCAACTTTGTGTGGACAGGCAGAACAAATAGACTTAGCTATCTTTGCTTCTGCTTGAGTAATGCCTCCCGATTCTAATTCCGGGAACCAATAATCTCCACCTACTGTTGCACAACTCGGCGACTCAAATTCATCTGGTCGCCGTAGCATTTATCGAACCCAGATGGTATCGCACTTGTCTGTTGCACCCTTTGGTGCAGCACACATATAGCCCTTCCAAGGTCCTCGTGCTGATGTTCCTTCACGCAGTGCCATTACACCGTGACGGCAAGTGTTGCCACCGCCTGCTGGTGCAGCTGGTGCTGCCTGTACAGGTGTTGCACCAAATGCCTGAGCAACTGATTCAACTGACGGTGCTGATGCAACGTTGCGTGGACCAGTATAAAGCTCTGCCTCTGTTGCCTTAATCAAAGCAGCAATCATTGAGATATCAGTGATCTGTACTTCTAGTTCCTTGATGCTATCTGCATAGATGTTTACCAAAGTACCGTCTTTGTGTGTCTTGAAATTGATCTGGTACTTAGTTGTTTCTGAAGCCATTTACTTACCTCCACTTTGTTTTACAGATAGTCGCTGACTCTCAGCGCCTACCTTCTTAGGGACAAACCCTAATAGTTTTTCTACCTCGCTACTGTCAACTGACTCTCGTCCTTTAACAGTTGTCCAACTTACTTCGATACCGCTAGGTGTAACACCGAGCAGTCCTTCAAAGCTGGCCTTGAGTGAGTCTTGCTGTTTCTCAAGATCTTTAATCTGTGCTGCTAACTGTAAGTACAGTAGTGCATTCTTGTCAACATCTGCATCATCAATGATTACATCACTGACTAGCGTAAGTTCTTTTTTTAGACCAACGCATCCCATCTGCCCACTTGCGTCATAGAACTTGCAGTAGTGCTGACAGTAACTTGCATCCTTCTCAGGTGCTGGTGCTTCCTTCGCTTCCTTAACAGCCGCTAGCCAACCGAGTGCTTCTAGTGCAATGGACTCATCGTAGTCTTCGGTGTGAACCTTGACATCGCGTTCGTCCCCGTCCCTGGCAATTGCAACCAGTGACACTCGGTTGACCGCATAGCCGTTCTTAGCTAGGAGGTAGCCATAAAGCTGCACCTGCCACCGTTGCTGCGTTGATGGGAAGTAAGAAAGGTTCCGGACCTTGCTTGTCTTCCAGTCAATTACATCACCAGTACCAGGTACAAAGCAGTCAACGTGTGCTTTCATCCCGTTGTATTCAACTTCTGTTTCAATGAGAACATCTTTATTATCTGCTAACGCTTTCTCAATCTCAGCGTGGATAGCAGTACCCATAATCGCAGCGAGCTTTAACTCGTTGTCATTAGTTTCAGGTTGATTGTTAAGTCGGTACCACACCTTACGGCGACAGCCACCTACCTCTGATGGACCTATCTGTACCTGTGTAGATCGTGAACGCTTAGCATCACCTGCACGTAGTGCAGTAAGTAGCAACTCTTTCGGATCAGTGTGCATTCTTGCCCCTTGCTATCATTGTTGCAAAGTACAAAGCATTGCAGTAACCATTATAGAATTGATAATCTTCAGAGTTCTTATCTTTAGCAAGCTCTAAGTATACTTCTCTTGCTTTCTCAATCTCTTGTGCAATCTTCTCGCGCATTGCCATAGGGTTGAATGATTCAGTCAGTCTTGCTGACTGCCAACCCATTCGGTGAAAATACTTTGCAGCATATTCATCTGTCATAGGTATCGGTTGTACTTCCATAGCTCCTCCTAGAACCGTTCTTGTACAACCAACTGTAAAGGCTTGCCAGTGTTAGCGTCAAGGACCGAAGCGATATCAACGGCACGACGGGCGTGTCTCTTTGCGAAGGCTAACTCCATATCAGGTTTGACAATTGAAGAAAGGTAGCCGAGAGCAAACTGGCCACCACTACCGATGCCGTAAATTCCGACATCGCTTTGGAAAAAAGAGAGATCACAAGCAACCCTAAAGATGTTACCGTTAAAAGCAATGAGATAATCAAAACCGCCATCTTTGTCCACCTTGTTGTAGTCGTAGTTGTTGTCGTTAAAAGCTGTGTTAATACTGGGAATTACTTTCTTTCCCATAAACTGCACGGGATCTTCACCTCGATAGAGCGGAGGTTTCCAGTTATACGAAAGGATGTCACCTGGTCTGGTATCACCTGAGATACCGACGAGGAACTTACCTGCCTCTACGATCTTGGGTGTAGTCACAGCTAGCGTGACGAGATTGTCTTCTGTTATCTGTGAGTCTGCAACTAGCACAGCGTAATCAATACCTTGCACACCTGCGATAGTTGTCATAGCTGCATCCTATCATTACTACGGTGTGTCGCACCTGCGACACCTACCTGTCGGACTACAATATGAGCCGTGAGGCGAATTAAACAGGAACGGCGACCCTTAGAGGGTCGCGGTAGCAACGGTACAGCCTACCGCCTGCTCCGTCTACTCACCCTGCAATCCTTACGACGCAGCCACGATACCCTTCCTGAGCCTTTTGGGGCCGATTTAAGACAGTTGGGACCCATTCACGTCTGTCCGTGTGGGTCACAAGTTTTTAACGTTATGGCATCCTTTGAAGAGTACGAGCTAGTCTGGTATTTCCTTGATGCTACCTGTGTTAACTGTGGCAATCTGGTAACAGTTCCCTGCCCAGTAGATGCAGAATAAAACGGCATAAAAAAAGAAGGCCGGTCCCCGTAGGGACCGACCTTCTGTGTTGCCTCGCGCTATCGGTTACTTAGAACCGCGACCAAACTCTACAGCCTTTGGGTCTAATGCCTTAAGCAGTGGACCTGCAATAGCAGCTAGTGCTGCTGATGCTAGGGCTTTTGGATCTGTTACGCCTGCGAGATACAAAGCGATTACTGATGCAATTCCAGCACGTAGGTACGTAGCTGCCATTGCCTTTAACTTGTTCTTATCCATTGTTACTCCTTTGGACTTGTTGGTTCTTTCTTCTTAGGTAAAGGCTTAACTGCTGCCTTCATCTTTGCGACAGCCTTTGGCTTGCCCAACCAAGGGAACCAAGGGGAAGTGTCGTCTCCACATTCATCCTTGATGGAGATGTGAAGATGCTTGTTATGCGGATTGGGACCGGTGTAATTATCGGTACCCTTTTGCTTAGACCAGATGTGGCCCTTGAAGATTAAATACTTTACACGTGGGTCTGCTTGCAACTTGATAAACAAGTCATTGCAATCAATGCCTGCTACCTTGTCGTGTGTTAAATCTACAGCGTAGCCTGTGTTGTGGTCAGAGTTGGGATTCTGATGGATATGCGCTTTCGACGGAAGGAGTCCATCGGAGGCTTTCATACGCAATGGTGCTATCGCTGTGGCCTGGCGCAGTACAGCAATAGCGGCAGGTGTGGCTTTCTTGGCAACAGGTTTCATCATTACTCATTTCTCTGCAACCAATCGGTACAGGTCATCTATGCGATCTTCTAATCGCTTAACGGAATCTTTCAAACTAGAGCCACCATTGGGCTTGAGTTCATTGAGGTAGTGTTTAACTAACCAGCGAATAGCTGCTGTAAATCCACCAATGATTGTGCATACGGCTACTGCTATGGTTGCGTAGTCTTGTGGTTGCATTAAACGCTCCGGATAGTTACTAGGAGCAATCCTCCGAAGCCGGAGAATCGCTTATCGGTTGGTGTACGGTTGATGAAATCCATCTCTTCAATCAACCCAATGTAAGTCTCACCAGTTCTAAAGTCTTCGATCTTGATTGTATCTCCGACGTTCTCAACTGATTCAAGCTGTGACATACGCGCCCAAGCAGAGCCTTCGTAGCCAACCTCATTATTGAACTTATCCATCTCGTGGTCGTAGCACATTACTGGATACTGGATTAAACGCTGACGTGGGATAGCAGGTAATGCCTTGATCTGGTAGCCAGTAAACAGTGGCCCAAGAGTAGTGCTAGTAGTCTTGCGCTTAAGTGTGAACTTAAAGCCAAGGTACTGCTGAGCACCTGTTGGATAGCCAATGTTAATCTCAGGTACTGTTTCACCATCAGAGAAAGAACCAAGTAAAATCTCAGTGCCGTAAGCACTTACCGATCTAATATCAATGCCACCATCTGCAGTATCAATGCGAGGATAGATGATCTTAAAGATCTTACCTTCGAGTGTGTTGTAGCGTACAAAGCCTGTCTGTAGGTAGCCTTCTTCAATCAAGTCTGTTGCTGACTCTACATAGGCATAACCATCTGAACCATTACCAGCGTTGCAGAATGCTAAACGGTTAGTCTCTCCCATAAAAGCACAGGCTGTGGTGTAGTGACCAAGAGTATCTGCTGGGTCATACAAATCCCAGGCATAAGCAAAGATAAGTTGACCGACTTGTGTGCCAAGATCAATACGGGTAACACCAACTTGTCCTTCGACACCAGATGCTGCCCAGATATACTTATCTCTAAAAGCAAAGTCATAGACTGGTTGAGTAGATTCAAATAGCAACGGGCCGTAGTTGATAGAGCCATCTGTATCAGACAGGGCTGCAATGCGTACACCTTGGTTTGTGCCGATACACATATAGCCAAGGTAGTAACTAATCTTAAATGTAGTTTCACCTACTGGTAGTTCAGCTGCAGTAATAGCCTGAGTCAGAGTAGGCATAGCACCTGTTGACTCTAATGTGAACTTATAGATGTTTGACTGGATGCCGGAGTAACCTGATACGTAGATAGCAACACCGCTTGATGTAATGCTGGTAAAGATGTGGTCAGGATCTTTGTGTGTATAGACAGCAGTAGGTAGTGATGTTGCGCTGGTAGCAAACTCATAGATGCTGTCGTTAACAGCCATAATGATACGCTCTTTGGTGTACTCCATAACAGCGTTCTCAACTGTAATGCTGTTTTGTGTAATCATTAAAGTAGGAGACACAGAGCTGTCATCAGTTAATAACTTCTTATATACTCGAAGTCGTGGAGTACCAGCATTGAGTACGTTGGTAACCCAGTAGGCATAGACTCCATCATCACAGATTGCATTTACTGGATAGTCAGTACCTGAGTTATAGTCAATGAAGTGGATAACCTCTGCCACACCTGTACCTACTGGAGATACAGCAGTTGATGTTACGTTGCTGGCAGTCTTAGCATAGGTAAAGGTGGTAGTTGTTGGTACACCTGTGATGGTGTACTCACCATTGAAGGTTGCGTCTACTCCAGTAATAGTAATCTGCATACCGGTAGATAGACCGTGAGCTACAGTTGTGGTCAGCGTTGCAACGTTAGATGTCAGCGCCTTGTTGTTAATAGATACTGTGATCTTTGGGAAGATCTTGTCTACGTCATACTCATCAGATAACAGCACACCGTTGTAGGTATTGCTGTTCTTGTCCCATTGGATGGAACGCATATACTGCCACGGACGGCCATTAGTTTGGATGCCACCTGTAATAGTGTGCTGCTGTGTGCAGCTCTTAAGCAGTGTTGCCTGTCCTCTAGTCCAGACATCTAGTCCTTTAGACTCTGTGTACTGGAAGCGAAGTGACTCATCCTGGATAGGCTCAAAGAACTTGATGCCTTGTCCATAGTGAAATGATGACTGGCTACGTAGCCACCAACCAGTCAGTGTCTGTTCACCAGGTTCTCTGGACTGGTCAATCTGTTGCTTACGATACTGAGCTGTTACACGGCGGTATGGTGAGTCATCTAGTGGTGAGATAAAGAATGGCAGACCAGCAATAGCAATGTCATAGGCGTAACCTGTAGCAATGTAGTTAGTAGAGCCAGCTGGATTAGATAATGAATAGGGAATTCCCTCGGTAATATCATCGCCGTATGGCATCTATTGCTCCTTATTCTAAAAGGTTCACCAGTGATCTAGTTCTACCTTGGGCTAGCTGTGTATAAATCTGGGTTGTTGCTACGCTTGTGTGGCGCATAAGTTCTTTAACAGCAATCAAAT